TCAAGGCCGGGGATTTTGCGGAAGCGAAAGAGTGAGGAAGCCTCGGAGAAGGCCGCCATGTTCGCCCATTTTTCATTGCCGCGCCTGTCCTCTTTGTAGGCGCGGATAGAGGCGAGGATGGTGTCGCCGGTGACCGCAAAACCCTCGCTATCCTTAACAGGCACAGTTGAGATGATATCGATAAAGGTATTCATCTTGCCAAAGCTCATATGCTTTTCCCCCAATCCCGGTCAAGCCGCAGCAGCAGATTAACCGTGTGCCACACCTGCTGACTTGCCTGCACGTTATCTGCAAAAAAGCCTGCTGTCGAGCCGTCTCTGGACTCGTAAAAATGGCTGGAGAGCATAATCACAGCCTGCTCTGTGGTGGGCGGCATGGCGCTATCAAGGTAATGGCCTTCTGCAATATGCTGGTAACTTTCGGCATAAGACAGAGCGGCGCGGATAAAGCCCAAAAGGAGCTCATCGTCCGCGCCATGTTCTAAAATCAGGTTCGCCTTAACTTTTGGCAATAGGGCATCAATCACGCTCATACTGCTTTCTGCTGGAGGATCTTGAAGGCTTCCGGCAGAATCACCCTACCGTCCACGCGCTGAGTGACCATAAAGCCAACCTGGCCCGTTACGGCAAACAGTTCGCTCAGGCGCTTGAACACCCGGCCTTGGCGGTCAGCCACCCAATAATAGCTAAAATCACCAAATATCACGCTTTTTTCTGAGGGCGCGATGGCAGGCATATACACCGAGGTATAGAGGGGACGGTTTAAGATAGTGTCAGGCGTCGCATCTTTTACTGATGGCTGCCAGAGGTACTGGCCGGTACTGTCTTTTAGTTTCCTGATCGCCTTGACGGTGGAGTCGTTCATCACAAAGACCGCCTTGTTGCGGTAGGGCGCTTTCAGACTGTAGAACAAATCAAGGATATCATCTAGCGAGATGGTAGTGGCATTTGCTGTTTGGTCGCCGACCGTTCCGGGAATGATGCCTTGGGGTTTGCCTATTCCGTCGCCTAATAGGAACGCTTCTTCTTCCTTACCGCCGATCCTGCGGGCAAACTCTCTTGCGATGTAGTTTTCAAGGTCGAATACGGAGTCGTTTAAGAGTTCCTCGGAAACCTTAATCATGGTGGCAAGCTTATGGGCGCCGATTGACACCTGCAAGAAGCTGTCGTCGCTCTCAGGGATAGCGCCTTCCTCGTCCACCCAAGATGCGTTGCCCTTACTCGCAACAACGGGAATCTTGCGGTCGCCGCTTGAGGTGGTGATGACGCTTGCCAAGCGGCGAAAGATATTTTTTTCTTCTAAGGCTTCGACGAGCGTACGCTCAAACGTATCCGGCACAAGGTAGCCGCCTTCATGATCAGAGCCAACCTGCAGGGCGTCTATGACCTCGTACTTTGGCTTTTGGGAGCGCATGGCATTCCAGAACGCCTTCTTGTACTCGGCTGATGCCCTGCCGGTCAAATCCTTGCCGGGCGTATCTGCCGGGGCGTTGGTGATAGCCTTGTTAACAGGAAGGGAAAGCTCAAGGTCAATTGCGGCCTGGCGCTCCAAACGGTCGATTTCTTTACCAAGCGCCACAACATCGGCTTCCATTTTCTCGTAGGTGACGGTGTCTTCTGCAGAGATTATCCCGTCATTGCCTCTTTTTGAATCGAGAAACGCCTTCGCTGTTTCCCAGGCCTTAGCCCTTTTTTCACGCAGTTCTAAAGTTTTATTCATTTTCAATTGCCTCCTTGTAATTTTAATAGTTCAAGTCTCGTGTCGAGCTCAGTTATGGGTTTGCCTGATGTCTTTTCTTTGCGCGGCAATTTGCTCATAAGCGAGTTGATAACCGCCATTTTGCTAAAAATTGCTCCCTCGTTTGCAGGAGCCGACACATCCGCATCCCAAAACATGATCTGGTCTGCAAAGCCAAGCTCTACTGCTTTTTTTGCATTGAACCAGCTCTCGGCATCCATCAAATGCGACAGCTTCACCCTTGAAAGGCCGGTCTTTAACTCGTAGGCGTTGATGATGCTTTCCTTCACCTCGCTTAGCATGCCTATGGCTTTTTCCATTTCCTCTGTGTCACCAAAGGCGATGGTCATAGGATTATGCACCATAATCATGGAAACCGGCGACATTAAAACCTCCCCGCCTGCCATGGCAATAACAGACGCGGCACTTGCGGCAATTCCATCAATTTTCACTGTAACTTTTCCTTTGTAGTCCATCAGCATGTTGTAGATCTGGCTTGCCGCAAAGACACAGCCTCCCGGCGAGTTAATCCAGACGGTGATATCTCCGCTGCCGCTGATTAGCTCAGCCTTAAATTGCTTAGGCGTCACCTCATCGCCAAACCAAGTTTCCTCAGCGATGGCACCGTCAAGGTAGAGGGTTCTGCCTTCTTCATTTTTGACCCAATTCCAAAATTTGTTCAAGCTTCATCTGCCTCCTTTCCCGCACTACTTTTATTTGCGAATGCTTTACATTATGTCGGACTTTCCATAAGCGGCGTTATGTGTAGCTGCACATAACGCAGCTTATGTCGAGTAAGTGATTATGTTGAGTAAAAGAAAAACACTGACCGAAATCAGTGCTTTTCGAGAGCTTTCAATTCACTTACTTAACATTATTTTTGGCTGAAGTTCTTTAACCATTTAGCCATGTCGTTCTCCACACTGTTTGCTACGAAATCCAGCGGCGATTCAGGAAGTGGGTCGGAAGGCTCTGGCATAGGAATTTCAGCTTTTGAAAGAGCCTCTCTTTTCATTGCTGTATCTGCACGAGCGTATCGTTCAGTGGTATTTAAATCGGAATGACCCAAAATATCACGTATATAAACGATGTTGTTTCCGGCCTGCAGCATATGCATAGCCTTACTGTGCCTCAAGGTATGTGGAGAAATTTGTTCAGGAAACAGATAAGGATTATCTTTCTTTCCTTCATTCACGTACTTGTCAAGGATATATTTGACACCGGAACGTGACAGCTTGCCACCGGCCCTATTGGTGAAAACAAACTGCTCTTGAGCATTCCGTAAGTCAATCTTCCCCCGTTTCATGTATTCGTTGAGGTATTTTACTGTTTGCGATAGAAACGGGACAATTCTTGTTTTGTTGCCTTTACCGGTAATCTTAACAATGGGAGGGGCTTCAAAACGAATATCCTTGAATTTTAGGTCTGTTATCTCACTAACTCTGGCTCCGGTATCGTAAGTAAAGGCGAGCAAAGTAAGATCCCGCAGGCCTTCATTCGTGGAAGAGTCAGGCTGCGACAACAGGCATCCCATCGCATCAGTTGAGAGATACGACATGACCGGTTTTGGTGTTTTCTTGAGTTTAACTCCATAAACGTCCTCTGAAAGTTTTAAGAACTGTGGATTTTCTGTAGAAAGCCACCTACAGAATGTCCTTAAAACGACAAACCGCTGGTTACGTGAAGTTAATGAGCAACCGCGCTTATCTTCAAGCCACTTAGCGAACTCCATGAGAAGTTCCTTTGTCAGGAAGGTCATTGGAAGGCGCTCAGGGGTCATTTGCTTTTCTGTTTTCAGAAAAGTGATAAACAGCGAAAAAGTATCCCTGTAGGAAAGAATGCTGTTCCTTGAAAGGCCACGCTGACCGGGTAAGTACACCGTAAGATATTTGTTGAGGTATAAGCCAAAGGTTTCTAAGTTAGAATTTCGCATCGTCTTCTACCTCCGGGAAAACATTTGGAAGATTCATCTGCATCTTGTCTGTAACCGTAGACAGCCTATCCTCGGTGAGCCGTATATACCTTTCGGTCGACTTAATTCCCGAGTGGCCTAAATACGCAGAAAGAATAGGCAGTGACACATATAAATCATTGCCTGCATCACTCAATCTGTTCATTGTTACAACGGCAAAGGTGTGACGGAAATCGTGAACTCTCGGTCCGCGAAGTCTTCCTTCATATGGAATACCGCTTTCCTGTAAAACAAGCCTGAATCTTTTGTAGATAGAACAAGATGTCAGCAGTAGACCTTTCCGGTAATAAAAAATCGGCATATCGTCAGTGATTTTATCCATGCAGCCCTCGGCATAATCCTTCAGGACCTTGGCGATGGAATCGCACATAGGAATAAGGCGCTCCTTGTCAAGCTTCGTGTGTTTTAGCGTTATTACATTGGCATCAAAATCAATGTCTGATGGCGTAATAGATAACGCTTCAGATATTCTCAATCCACAACTATACAGCAACCTAAACAATACCGGGATACATCTATGAAGATTGGGATACTGTTTTGTTGGCTTGATGTGATCAACGGTGTTCCAGATTGACTGCAGTTCCGACTCAGTGAATATATGAGGAACAAATGCTGTATTTCTCGAATATCGTACAGATGGGAGCCTCAACTGGATATATCCGAGGGAAAACATATACTGAGCCCACGCTGTCATGGCGCTTGTGAAGTTTGCCTTTGTTTTCAAACTTCTGTTGTCAGATTCGTCAATCCAATTGTATATAGCATCCTCAGGGATGTTGCCATCCGGGCAATGCTCTTTGCAATAACGCATGAAGTAACGAACGGTCCTTTCTTCCGCTGCATATTTAAGTCCGGTTGACCTCTTGAAATCGATGAAATCCTGCAGTAGGTTTTCAAGTACGTTGATTGATATCGGCATTAATGTTTTTTCATTATTCATAGTCCGGCACCTCCAGAGAACAATGACGAAGCTTCTCAATGTCAATACGCAGATAGCTGGAAGCTGAATTCTGGTTCACATGACCAAGGATATTCCCAATCACGTTGACCGGAGTATCCCTTTCCAACAGTCTACTTGCAAGGCTGTGCCTCAGCGAGTGCAGACCGTGCTGTCTGTTTTCGGGTGCCGTTATGCCGCTGCTCTTATAGTACTTGTTGAAGATATGGTACATCATGCTCGTGGAGAGTTTTTGGTAGGGTAGCGTATGCTGTACAAACACTTCCTGGGCAACCGAATTGGGGCGGCCGTTCATCCAGTAATCAATAACAGCCTTTCCTATCTGCTCTGTCAAAGGTAGTGTCAGCGGCTCGGAAGTTTTTTGCTGAACCAGGTTTATGCAGCCTTGATTCCAGATAAAGTTTTCAATCGTCAAACCTGAAATGTCGCCTGTCCGGAGTCCAAGATTGGCGGCAATTGCCATAATAGCGTAGTCGCGTTTACCTGTGGGGTTTGCACGATCAATTGCATTGAGCATCTGTTCGATCTCTTCTTCGCTCCAAACCTTATCAAGCTTTGCCTTTGCGTAATAACGGACCATTGGTACATATGCCGAAAGGTCTTCTGAACAAATGCCAGCCTTATAAAAATACCGAAGTGCATGGACAAGCGTAAAACGGACATTTACCAATTGGGCTTTTGAAAAGTGTGCCAGAGTCCTGAAATATTCATATAAATGAACGGCTTCAAGTTTATCTGGAATAACATATCTGGAATGCAGAAAACAAACAAAATGATATAGATTCAATTCGTGTTTTCTGCAGGTTTGGTCAGCGTAGCCCAAAGCTTTGCGCTCATCAACAAACCTTACGCTTACATCTTTATATTCAGCCGGCCATTTTACTACTTCACCACGTGTATTTCGAGGAATATATCCGTGCAGCTTGAAATCTGTAAGTGCACGGATAGCACGGACCTTCTGATTCATGTAGGGAGACAAAGAAGAATTGTCAACTCCATTTTCCCCGAGGGACATGTGGTATTTTTCGAGCATATATTGCTCGGCAAGTTCGGCGCTGTAATGAGTAATGCCCTTACTAAGGGCGAAATTGTACATACTGCGCCACGTACGCACATAGCAAGTCACGGAGGTATAAGTATAGTTATTTGCCTCCATGTGATCCCTTGCCATTTGAATAAGTACTAAGAATTCAACATCACTGTTCATGTGATCACCTCCACGAACAGTATAATATATTATGTTGAGTAATTTATTACGGAGCAAAAATTGTGCTGTCAAAACCCATTGTTTGTAAGTGATTATGCGGAAATCTGTTCGTGGTGACCGAACTACTCAACATAATCACTTACTTTACATAAAATGCTCCAGCATCAGCAAGTTTGGTCATGTTGCCGTTGATCAGATAGAGATCTCCGCCGAGTTCATCCGGAATCCGATTCAGATTTTCCAGCTCTCTGATATCGTTTGATGACATCCAGCCGTTTTGCCGGCCAATCGCATAACCGTTCATTCTGCTTTGATAATCTCCTCGAAGGAGACCGTCTACATTGAACCTGATGAAATAATCCTTCTTCTCAACAGAGGGAAGAAGCGCCCTTTGCATTGCCTGCTCCCACCTTACAACCCACGGATCGAGCGTATACTTCACAAACTCAAGGCTCTGCTGCTCAATATTAGAGAAGCTGGATTTCTCAAGATCGCCAATCATGTGCGGCGGTATCCTGAAAATTCTAGCTATCTCTGTAATCTGAAATTTGCGCGTCGCAATGAACTGGGCTTGCTCTGGCGGAATACCGATACTTTGAAACTTCATGCCTTCTTCCAAGACTGCTATCCGATGCGCGTTTCCACTACCTTGATAAACCGCGTTCCAGCTGTCCCTTACTCGTTTTGGGTCCTTGACCACACCGGGATGCTCAAGTACTCCGCCCGGATTTGCGCCGTTTGCGAAAAAAGTGGCCCCATATTCCTCGCAGGCTAGAGCCATACCGATAGCATTTTTTGCCATGGCGATGGGAGAGTAACCGACCAGCCCGTCAAAACCAAGCCCTGGAATATGCAAGACATCCTCTTTTCGAAGAATGGCTGAACCGGTATCCTTTCGGTATTCGTAGTAAAGCTCTCCAGCCTGCGTTCTATCAACCACCATCCTGTCGGGCAGCAGGGGATAGAGTGACAGCACATTTCCCCTGCCATCGCGAATGATCTGTGCATAGGCGTTTCCCCATAATAAAAGATGACTCATCAGTGTCTCACGAAACACAAATGAAGACATCTCAGGGTTTGGCTCGTCATGGAGTAAATGATAGAGGTGGTGATTTGTTGCTTTTTCCTTACCGCGTTCTGTGTGTTTGTAGGTATGAAGCGGCAGGCTCGCTATGGTTTCTGCTAGAATCCTAACACAGGCGTAAACCGCTGTGGTCTGCATGGCTGTGCGCTCGTTGACGCTCTTGCCGCTGGATGTTGTGCCGAAGAAGAAGCTGTAAGTAGAGCCAAACAGGCTGTTTGCAGGTCGGTCTCTGGCTTTAACTAACCAGCGCAAAAAAGGCAGCCTCATCGCTTTTCACGCTCCTGTTCAAGCTGGATTAGAGCCTTTAAATAGAACTCGCCTTTTTGCAGGTCCTGCACGCCGCCTTTATGTTTGTAGCGCCACAGGTATTTCATGCAGTTGCCCCTAAGATATCCGGCAAACGCCTCAGCTGTCATGGAGGCACGTATTGCTTCAATACACTCAATGGTGCCGCTTGTATAATGTTTCGGGTGATTGACCTCATCAGACACTCCAAATCCCCCTTTCGTCATAGATGCTGCCGCCGGTATTGCCGGAACCGCAGCGGATGGCTCTATCCAGCGCCATAATGGTAGCAACCGCGCCATCGATCCTTTCTGTGCTTTTTTCTTTGTCCGGCTTGATATTGCCGGCCGGGTCAGTGCGGATGAAGATATTATCCATCATCCAGCGCAAGACCGGCTGACCGCCATGGGCGATTTTCTCTTCCAAGGTAAGCTTCATCAGTTCCTTTGTCGGCGGCGACATATCTTTAAAGCCCTGCCCGAAAGGAACGACCGTAAAACCAAGACCCTCAAGGTTCTGTGTCATCTGCACAGCACCCCAGCGGTCAAAGGCGATCTCGCGGATGTTGTAGCGCTTGCCAAGCTCATCAATGAAGCGCTCGATGAAGCCGTAATGCACCACATTGCCCTCGGTGGTCAGCAGATGGCCTCGCTTCTCCCAGAGGTCGTACTGCACATGGTCGCGCCGAACGCGCAGTCCGATATTATTTTCCGGCATCCAGAAAAACGGCAGGACGCTGTATTTGTCGTCCTCATCCGCCGGCGGGAAGACCAGCACAAAGGCGGTAATATCCGTAGTGGAAGAGAGGTCAAGCCCGCCGTAGCAAACTCGCCCTTCAAGGCTTGCTGAATCTATCGGGAAAGCGCATGCGTCCCATTTCGCCATTGGCATCCAGCGGACGGCTTGCTTAACAGGCTGGTTAAGATGAAACTGTCTGAAATGGTTCTCCTCCGCCGGATTTTGTTTCGCTGATTCACACATCGAACGAAGGTATTCCTCCTTGACGGTGATCCCGAGCGACGGGTTGGACAGCTTCCATACCTTAGGGTCTGTCCAGTCAGCATCCTCCGGTGTGCTGAATACGACAGGATAAAAAGTCGGATCTGTCTTGCGGCCATTGAGAATATCCAGAGCCTTGGCATAAACCTCATAACAGATTGAGTTTGTATCAGAGCTGACGGTCGTAATGACGAAATTTAGCGGTTGCCTCCTTGCCGCGCCGGCGCCCTTTGTCATTACATCGTAGAGTTCGCGGTCTTTTTGACCGAGCAGTTCATCAAATACCGTCGCGTGTATGTTCAGTCCGAATTTTGTCGATACCTCGCTCGACAAGGCTTGGTAGTAGCTGCGCGTCGGGTGATAGATGATGCGCTTCGTGGAATCGAGCAGCTTCACACGCCGCTGAAGCGCCGGAGGTGCCAGTCGGCACATATCTCGCGCCACATCAAAAACGATGGCGCTTTGTTTGCGGTCGTTTGCGCAGCCGTAGACCTCTGCGGCTTCTTCGCTATCTGCGCAAAGCATATACAGCGCGACAGCGGCCGCAAGTTCGCTCTTGCCGCTTTTTTTGCTGCAGGTTATGAAAGCAGTAGTAAACTGGCGGTTCCCGTCCGGCTTAATGACGCCAAAGATATCCCGGATAATCTGTTCCTGCCACGGTAGCAGCACAAACTGTTTCCCTGACCATTCGCCCTTCGTGTGACAAAGCAGTTTGATGAACTCTACCGCGTGGTCAGCGCGCTCTTTGTCATACCGCGAAGTCGGCAGCATAAAACGGGTGGGGATAAACTTTTTAGCCATGCTGCCGCCTCCTTTCAAGGCAATAGAAAAGACCTCCGTGTTGGAAGTCCTAAAAAGCTATCTGTACGAGAGACAACCCCTTGCGGGGCGTCCTCGGCTGCTAGAGCTTTATTACCGCATCTTCACCATACACAACACCTAGGGTTGAGCCGCAGGTCCAGATACAAAATATTGTTCCAGCGTCGTCGACAAAATCAACGAACCCCCTTTGGCCTGGCTTCATATCAGAGTATTGGTCGTTCATCCTGACAAGTTCCACTCGAGTGCCTTGAGGATACTCTTTGCGCAGGCGCTCCACCGTCTCTTTGGAAGGAAACTTATTCATCAGCAACCACCTCCGTTTTAGACCGGGCGCCGCTCTTAAAAGCGCTGCTTCCGGAGAGGTTCTTCAATAAAATTTTCCGCGCATCTTTGTATGCATCGCCCACAAATCCAAGTCGGAGGAGGAAGCATCTCATGGCGTACTTTTCATTCTCTGCTGGCTTTTCCCTGCCGGTTACGCGCTTCTGGATTTTCGCCGCTGCATAAAGCGCACCGATAAAGCGGGAGTATGCGGCGACTGTTGCGCCGTCTATGCCAAACTTAAACCATGGAAACCTGAGCGTCGTTTCCGTGCGCTCGATAGGGAGTGCTTCCGCGCCGATAGCTTTCTTGATCAGCGCCGCCTTGCTTGCAATTAGCCGCTCAAGGTTCTCAAGCGCCGCATCGGTAAAGCCTGCAAGCGGCATCTCGATAGTCAGCGTGTCGCAGTGCTCGTCAGAGTCGACTTCCTCTTCCTCGTCAAAGGCAGAAATATCATCCCCGCCGTACTGCCCGCGATTTGAGTAATCGGGGACGTTTGCGTCTTCAAGTTTCATGCGGCGCATTTCGCTTTCTGCCCAAAGCTCGTTTAGCCCTTCAATGGAAGGCTTTGCCACCATCCCGCCAAGCCCGCTCTCGTAGGTATCGCGGTTGTCATATTCGCGCTCTGTTGCTTCAAAGCCGTGGAGAGCATGTAGGCCTGCCTCAAGGTCAAGGTTGTCTGGACCTGTAACCACGCCGTTATTGTCGATGTGGTAGCCGCCTACCTCGTAGGCAAATGTCGGTGCTCCGAGGTATTTGGTCGGGGCGTTTAGTTCCTGACTGATTGCGCCAACCAGTGACTTGCGCTGTGCCCCTGTTACGTTGTAAGTAATTTTCATTGTTTCTGCCTCCGTTTTCAAAAATTCCGAAGGCTTTCAGAGGCCTTCCGGTGATTACATATATCACTCAGGAGGGCTACAATAGCAAGACATATATGTGCTAAATGTCTATTCATCTTGAATCCTCCATTTTAAAAGAAAAAACGCCCGTTACCGGACGCCAGTTTCGACGGACAACCATGTTCATGCACCGTTCATAAACCATCATCTTTACATTTTGTGAAGGTTCCGGCACATTCTCGTTTAATCTGGCAAATTCTCCAAACATAAGTTGAGCGGCATAATTGTATGCCATAGCGCCTTCTCGCTCTGTTAGGAAAACGCCAAGATGTATTGCTTTATCGTTATACTTAATTCTCGTCTCCCAAACGTTCTTTCCCTTACGTCGCAAAACGCCTTTGTACTTTGATGTACACAATACGTTAGGTTTGCCTCGATTGAACGCGTTTGTCTGAGTGGTCGCTATGCGAAGGTTGGCACGACGATTGTCTAAACCGTTACCGTTTATGTGGTCTGTTTCCAGATCATCATCAACCTCAAGAATTTGGCGATGCATCGAGATCGTGTGTCGTGGTTTTCCACGCTGTCGGGGCAAGCTGCGAATAGCATATCCCCCGGACTGATAATTGTTGGGCTGAAATGCCCAGTTAAATTCGCTTAAAATCTCAAAATCCTCATCGTCCACTATCACGCATTTTCCCCGCGTCAGTTGGATGGTTTTAATATTGAGCGCACCTCCTCGAATGTCAGTCTCTTTCCTTTGCGCTCGAATGTAATTGCCTGATCAGGAAAACTTTCGTGAAATCGTTTGATACTGGCGCTTGCGTATTTCGTGTCAATTTCCATTGCGTAGCAGATACGATTGGATTGCTCGCAAGCCATCCCGGTTGAAAAACTCCCTGAAAACAGATCGAGCACGATGTTGTTTGCAGTGCTGCTGTTTTTGATTGGATACGCTAGCAGCGGAACAGGCTTCATTGTACAATGGATATCATTCTTGGCAGACTTGTCAAAATTCCAAATTGTAGTCTGTTTCCTATCGGAGTACCACTTGTGTTTGCCCTTTACTTTCCATCCAAAGAGGCAGGGTTCATGGCGCCATTGGTACGGTGAACGGCCGAGCACCAGGCTCGGCTTGACCCAAACGCACGTACCGGACAATTTGAATCCAGCCTCGCGGAACGCCCGTCGGAAGATTTCCCCCTCGGTATCTGCGTGAAATACATAAGCGCTGCCCTCGTTGTCAAGCGCTGCCTCGGCAGTTGTAAACGCAGCAAGCAGAAATTGATATAATGCTTCACCTCGCAGGTCATCGTTAGCGATTTTCCCCGCCTTGCCTTCGTATGAAACCCCATATGGCGGATCGGTTAGCAGTAGGTTCGCCCTCTTACCATCCATCAACCGAGAAACGTCTTCTGCCTTCGTTGCGTCTCCTATGAGTATCCGATGCTGTCCGAGCGTCCAAAGATCCCCTGTTAAAGCAAACGGCGGCTCGCTTATCGCCTTGTCCACGTCGAAGTCATCGTCCTTAACGTCCTCAAGGCCGCCCATCAACTTGTTCAGTTCCGCATCGTCAAAGCCAAGGAGTGTGATATCAAAGTCCGAACCCCGCAAGTCAGCTATCTCAATTGCAAGTAGCTCATCATCCCAGCCTGCGTTTAGCGCAAGGCGGTTGTCGGCAATGATGTAAGCACGTTTCTGAGCTTCGGTCAGATGCTCGACCACAATACAGTTTAGTTCGGTTAACCCTTCCGCACGCGCCGCAACAAGTCGCCCATGGCCTACAAGCAGATTGTATTTCTCATCAACAACCAGAGGTGCGACCACACCGAATTCTCGAAAGCTGGCACGAATCTGAGCTATTTGCTCTTTGCTGTGCGTTCTGGCATTTCGAGCAGACGGTACAATTTTATCAATTTTTACTATTTCAGATCGCTTGGCGAGTATCATTTGTTCCTCCCACCTTTCCTGCCAGAGAGCAGCGCTTCCATAATGTCGTCCTGGGGATTACCCACAAATGCTGTGGTGCAGTTTTGCTTGACGATGTCAAAAATCTCATACCAGATGAGATTTGCCTGTTTCTGAAACGACTGGCTCATCTGCACAAACGGGCTGCTCATCGCGCCGCCTGTGGTCGGATGCTTGCCTAAAAGCCCGTAGGTGCTGATTGCTTCCTCGCACTGGATGTAGCGCGTGAAGGCTTGCGCGTATGCTTCAATCAGCCGGGGGTTGACGAATTTCTCACACCCGCGCTCTTTAAGCCAGCTCCATGTTTCGATAAACAGCGCGTCCGCGCCAAACGGCTTGCCGTCTTTTTGCCTTGCGCTAAGATAATCGCTTGGCGCCGGCATATCCTCGCCAGATAAAGCCGCCGCATCACCTAGTTCGCCAGCTTCAAGCTGCGACTCAGTCGGCAGTTCCGGGGCTTCCAGAATCCGCGCGGCCTTGCCTGCCGTGATTTTTTCCGCAAGGGGCTGCGGTTTATCCCCGGCGCGCACGCGGCGGCCGCCCCTGTTTGTTCCGTCTTTTGCCACGCGTCATCACCTCCTTGCTGTGGTGGGGGTTAATCCCCCGTTTGAACCGGTATTTTTTCACGCGTTGGGCCACGCCCGTTGAATTCCTATAGGATTACAGGTATTTAACCCGCCCCCTACCCCATACGCGCATATTTTTAGTTTTGTATTGACAATGTGCATGTCATGCAGTACGCTGAATATACTAACCAATGAATGGAGTGTGTGATATCATGAATGAAACCACAAACATCAGCATCCGGATAGATGTTCAACTTAAGAAGCAGGCCGAAGAACTCTTTTCGGACCTAGGTCTTAATATGACAACAGCCATGACCATGTTCCTTCGTCAGGCTGTACGCAGCCAAGGAATCCCATTTGAGATTTCACGTGTTCCTAACGCGGAAACAATCGCGGCAATGAGAGAAGCAGAAACCATTGCCCCCGACCCGAACGCACGGGGCTATACCGATCTTGATGCGCTGTTTAAAGATTTGAAAGCATGAAATATACCGTCAAACCCACAAGCAGATTCCGCAAGGACTACAAGCTAATGGAAAAACGCAACTTGGAGATGTCCTTGCTATCAGAATCGCGCTCAATAACCGTGAGCAGGCAAGAATTTATTTGCCACTCCTCCTTCTCAAATGCAGCGCGCAGTGATGAGCTACGCACAGGCTAGATAAATTATCGTAATCGTTGGTGCCGCCCACGCTCAGTTCAACCTTGTGGTGGACGTGTTTGGCGGGCGTTAATTTGCCCTCGGCTTTACACATCTCGCATAATGGATGCGCCGCGCGGTAGTAGTCGCGTACTTTTCGCCAAGCACTGCCGTAGCGCTTGCGTGTTGCCGGGTCGCGGTGGTAGCGTTCGTAGCGCCTGGCTTCTTCCTTTGCGTGTTCCTCGCAAAACCTGCCGGCCGAAAGCTCTGGGCAGCCAGGGTGGGAACAGGGGTGCTTGGGTTTATAGGGCATACGTTAATCCCCTCTTTCCTGTGGGGATGGAAACAATATCTTCCCGCAGCGGTCGGGACTGTTCAAGCAGACTCGCATGCATTGAGATTGATGTTTACAGTAAAAACAGCAGGGGTTACTGCCCTTACACTTAAATATCTCACAGCGGTATTTTGCTTTCTTTCTTTTGGCCATTTCCGTTTCTCCTTTTTTTGGCATAGAAAAAGCCCCCAAAGATTTCTCTTGAGAGCTCAACTATATTTTTCGTCATTTTAAGTATAGCACAGGTCGATTGACAAAATCTTGACAAAAACATACCAAAAAGTGACGAAAAGTGACCAAAAAGTGACAAACGCTAATTTTCTACAGCTGAAGCCTTCTCCATTAGGAGTTTATATTTTAGTGATAGGTAGTATGGTTTTTTATCGACCGCCTTTTTTAACTGTTGCATAATGTCTCTCATCATATCGACTCGTTCTTTGTGCCGGCACTTTAAAATAAGTTCCGGCAAATCGAACAGTTCCTCCTTTGCGTGTTCCGGAGCAATATAGACGTAGTGAACATACTTTTCGGTTTCCAAGCTGTATGCAACATAGTAACGATCGACCCACAGCTGAACCTCTCCACTGTCAATTATAATTGGCATCGGCGGGCTTGTTCTGAGCTCTTTTAGCAAGCGCTTTTCGTTTATTGGTTGCATTCCCAAGTCCTCGGCCACTATTTTTGCCAGTGTTACAATCGCCGCATACGGTAAATTACGCATTTTTTGCACCCCCAAATGTAATCTTTTGATATCGCCCGTAGATGGAATTGAGCCTGTTAATTGCCACGTCGCGGGCATAGCGGATGCTTCTTTCAGAGGTCGAGTGTTCCCCGGCAACCTGTGAGATTGATTTATTCCTAAAATACAGTTCTTTGATAACATCGCACTCTTGGTAGGACAAGCCTTCAACTGCGGTTTCCAGCATCCTGATTTCACTCTCAAGGGGTACAAGGCTGTTTGTAACTTCTGCTTTGCTCTCGTGATTGACACGCTTGGCATACTCCCGGTAAACAAGCGCCATTCGTCCGGTCTTATCACGGATGCCACTGCTTTGAACAGGCTCACCGACAGCCTTTCTGAATGCTAGTGCTTCAATGGCTTCTTCGTTTGTCATTCCGTCAAAGTTTTGCAGCTCCAGTTTCAACATATTAATTGTTGCCACGATCTCTTTGTAATTGCGCAAGAGGTAAACTATATATTCTTTAGCATTCATAAGGCTCATCCTCCAAGTATTCAAGTATTTTTTTCACCTCTTCGACACTTGACACTTTGTAGGCTTTGCCCTTTGCAGCTTCGATTCTTCGTATCATGATCTCTTGCAGCTTTGTCAGTTTCCCCGACGGCGTTTTCACCTCGAAGGCGACAAACCTGCCACCAATGCAGCAGACAATATCGGGGATACCGGCTGTGCCATATACTCCGCCATGGGTTTTCCAGCAAAAGCAGTCCGGCACAGTCTTTAAATGCTTTAGTATCGCTGTTACAATGTTTTTTTCAGCCATAATATCCATGGAACAGGACCGGCGA